CGGGCACGTCCTCGACGGGCACGTCCTCGACGTCGATGCCGAGGATTTCGTGCGCCTCGTCGATGGTGAGTGCGAGGGCGTCGTTGAACGTGAACTTGGGCTCGCCGTTGCGACGCTTGGCGACCATTGCGAGGGCCGCGAGGGTCTTGCCGACGGGCTTGTCGGTGTCGCCAATCTCGGCGATCGACATGCCGGTGAGGCCCTCGATGGTGGACACCTCGCCGAGCGTAAGTCGCTCAATGTCGAGATTCTTCATGGGTAGATCTCCTAGAGTCCGTTCTTGCGGAGCAACTCGCCGATGCCCTTGTCGAGCTCGGACAAGATGCGCGCCCGCGTCGTGTTGAGTGCCTCCGAGAGAAACTCGTTGGCGGGGATGTTGCGGTCGGGCCACCCGTAATGAATGACGCCCGCGTATGGCGCTCGGGCACCGCCCGCGCGAACCACGGCTTTGGTCTTGCCACGGCCCGCGCGGAGCGTCTGCCCGAGAGTGCCTGACAGCCTCGGCGGGTTGGCCGCCTGCACGACGATCAGGCCCAGCGAGAACATGAGGTCTTTCATGTCCTCGCTGTCCGCGCCCGCCTTCGACATCGCCCGCAACGTCTTGCCGAGCCCTTCGACTCGGATGCGGACGTCGCCCTCAGCGATCTCGAAGTCGTCTCGCATGAGACGGTTAGGCCTGCGGTGCGGTGCGGTCGAGGGTCGGCTTGCCGTCCAGCTTCCACTGGAAGTCGAACGTGCCGGTGTTGTCCTTGCCCGCCTCGGTGCCAGCCTCGGGTGCGGGGCCGATGGTCAGGGTGCCGACGATGTGCGGGGTGTCCGTGTCGGGCGCGGCGTTGCCGTACGGCGCGAGGGTGAACGGCACGCCCTCCTCGCCCGAGTTCTCCCACACGTACGTCCAGAACGAATCGCTTGCGAGGTCTTGCACGGCGGTGCCGTTGAGGAAGTAGTCGCGGTCGTCGCCTGCCTCGACGTCGGCGAACGTCGTGACGTCGACGTCCTTGTCCTCGTTGGTGATGCGCCACGAGGTCAGCTCGCCCGCGAAGTCCTCAGCCGGGGTTCCCAGCTTGAGGATGAGCTTTGCTCCCTTGAGTCGTGCCATTTCTTAGTCTCCTAGCGTGATTGCTTGCTTGGCGAGTGCCGCGTTCGCGGCGAGGTACTTTGTGTCGGCCCACTGGAACGGGAACGGGTCAGTGACGCTCGCCACGTCGAGGACGGCGATCACGGCCGCGATCATGTCGTCGAGCTCGTCGCCCACCGCGTCATTCGAGCCGGTGCTCGTGATGAGGGAGGCGAGGAGGTTGACGTTGTACGCGCCGAACGTGGCCTCGTCGTCCGTGACGTACGGGTCGCCGGGGTGGATGATGATCGCGGGCGCGATGATGCGCTCGGGATACACGGTCGTCACCGTGACGCCCGCGAGGATGGGGTGCGCTACGACCGCCTCCTCGGCCTCAAGACGGCCCTTGAGGCTTTCCTTGAGCTCGGTAAGGGCGTTCATGCGACGCCGCCGGGCACGTAGCGGTTGAGGATGGGATACGCGGCGACCATGGGGTCGCGGGCGACACGGGTCGCGGGCTGGTCAGGGCTCGCGAGTTGCATGACGCCGTTCTTGGCGTTGCGACGGTGGTAGAGCTCAGCGCCAACCTCGCGAATCGCTCGCACCTTGACCACCTCGGGCACGGTGTAGCCCTTGATGTAGTCCTCAACCAACTGTGCGGCCTCGGCCTCACACGCGGTTGCGTACGCGATGTCGGACTCGGCCTTGAGAGGGCCTACAAAGTCCGCGAGGTTGACGCTGAGCTCGTCTGCCATGGCTTAGCTCGCCGCCAGCTTGACGGGCACGATCGCGGCCGGGATCTCGGCCGCCACAGCGCCGTAACGGTAGACCGCGTACGCCCGCGACAGCGTGACAATGCGGTCGTCGGTGAGCTGGACGAGCGGCGAGTCGTACTGCCGAATCGCGAGGCGATTGACGAAGTTCGCCGCGTCGCCGGACTGGCCCGAGTCGAGGAGCACCGGAATGCCCGCGAAGTCGCCGCGCAGGCCGGGCAGGTCGAGAACGCCGGAGGCGTTGCCGGGCCCGGTCTGGAACACGCGCTCGCCCGACACGGTCAGGCCTGCGAGCTTCTTGAACACGGTCGACGACACGACGAGCCCCTCGACGGTCAGGTTGAGGGCCTCGTACTTGATCGCCGCGTCGACAATGGCGGCCTCCCAGTTGGCGGCGGTGGCCGAGTTGAGCTGCGCCCCGAGGAGCACAACCCCACCGTTGCCGCTGATGCCGGTGCGCGCACTCACGACCGAGTTGTACGCGGCGCGGAGGACGGCCTTCTTGCGGGCGGCCGCCGCGATCGTCATCGCGCGGAGGTGGGCGTCGAGGATGTTCACGCTTGACCGCTCGATCTCCTGGCGCGAGAGCTCGGTGCCGCCCGCGTACGTCTCAACGTCGGCCGAGCGAGTGGTGAGCTTCACGTTGCCGAACGTGATCGGGTCACCCTCAGCGTCCTGCTTGGTGACGTCGATCGTGTTCTCGTCGAGCTCACCAAACTCGATCTGCATGCCCGTCTCGGGCAGGGTGCCGGTCGCGAAGCACGAGGACAGGACACCGGACGAAGAATCGAACAGGCGGGTGAGGTCGCCCACCCAGCCGGGCTTGGAAATGGTGTCCTCGCTCGTGCCGCCCGTGTAGCCTGCGGGCTCGGGCTCGCCCTCGCCCTCGCCGTCCCGGTAGAGCGCCTCGTAGGCCTCGATGGTGGTTGCGTCGCCAGCGGCGAGGGCCTTGAGAATCTCGCCGGGCGAGCGGGTGTCGAGCGGCGCGGTGCGAGGGCCGCGCGACGCGAGCGTCTCGGCGATCTCGACGGACACCTCTCGCTTGAACGATTCGAGCTCGGCCGAGAGGTCGGCTCGCGTGAGGGTTTCTGCCATGTCTGGCGTTCCTTCCTTGTCAGGGTGCGGTGCCGCCTCGCGAACCTGCGAGACGGTGGCGGACTGCCCAAACGCGCCGAACGGCACGAGGGAGATTTCACGGACGTGAACCTTGGTACGGATGAGGACGCGCTTGCCGTCCTCGTCCGCTTCACGCCATTCGAGCGCGATGAATCCGATCGACAGCTCGGTAATGACGCCGTCCTTGAGGAGCTGGTAGCCCTCGTTGCCACGAGGGGTATCCGAGAGGCGACCGGTGATCTGCCAACCCTCGTCGACGTCCTCGGCGCGCACGAGCTTGCCGATGGGCTCGTCGTGACGCCAGAAAATGAGGGCGTCGTCCGAGTCCTGAACGGCTCCACGCTCGAACCGCTCGTAGTAGTCGCCGAACCAATCGCGGATGTGGGCGTCGGTGTCCCACGGCACGGCGATGCCGGTGAACTCGCGGGTGCCGTCGGGAAGCTCGCGGAGGTGGATGTTGCTCACCCCGAGCTCACGGACGTGAACCTTGTCAGTCTCAGTCATGGGTTGTCTCCGAATCGGGCGTTGCGTTGCGGGGAGGCAGGCCCTCGATCGCGCGAACCTCGTCGACGGAGAGCCAACCGCCGTCAATGGCGGTCTTGTGGGCCTGGTAGCGAGTCGTGATGTCAGGGCGAAGCACGCCGTCGAGGTTGAATCGAGCTTCCTGCAAGCCGGTCAACACGTCGCTCATGGCCTCCTCGATCGGCTTGAGGTAGCCCATGAGCGACCAACGCACAAACGACAAGTCGGCCTGCGACATGTTGGCGTAGGTCAGTGTCGAGCCCTCAACGGCCGCGAGGAGCATGTGCGCGGGGATGCCAAAGAGGGTCGCGATCTCGGTCTTGGTGAACTGGCGCGACTGGATGAACTGGGCGTCCTCGGGCGACAGGAGAATCGGCGTGTAGCCGAGGCCAGAGCCGAGAACGGCGACGCTGTGCTTGTCGCGCGATTCCCACATTTCCTTGTAGGTCTTGGCCTGGTCGGGCGTGAGCGGCTGGTCGGACTTGAGCACACCGGTCGGCACGTCACCCGACTGCATCCACTCGGCGGCGTAGTCGCGAAGATCAACCGCGCCCTGCAACTCGACGCGGCAGGCCTGGATAGGGCCGAGGCCCTTGCGACGTCCGGCGATCTCGAGGAACTTGAGGTGTTGGAACTCGCGCTTGCCGATCTCCTCGCCCTTGTAGGACAGCTTGCCGTTGTCCAGCGGCTCGCATACGTGCGGGTCGAGCACCTCGACGTTGACCGGGCGGCCGCGTGAGTCTCGGGTGACGCGCCAGTAGGCGTTACCGGTCAGGGCGAGCGAGGTCACGTTTTGCATGAGCCACGACGAGCGCGAACGGTGAAGATCGGGACGGCGCACGACGGGCGGCGTGTCGATGGGCTGACCACCGCGCCACACGTCCATCGACAACTGCATCGCGGCGATCGCGAGGATGTTGACCGCGCGATAGACGCTGATGATGCCGAGTGCGCTAGTGCCGGTGATGGTGCTCGCGTCGCGCGACGGGATGGAGATCGGCGACGTCGAGGGAACCTCGCCCTCGCTACGGGTGCTCAAGCCGAGCCACTCAAAAAGCCTCACGTAATGTAATCCGATCGAGCGCCGGATTTACTGCCTCATACGAACAGTTGGGGCCCGTGCTCGGGTGTGTTCTCGGCGTAGTAGACCGCGCCCGCGAGCGAGACGACGGCGTCGATCGCGAGGCCGGGCGACGTGGCGACGAGACGGTAGATGTCACCCGAGTGCTTGGTCGCGACATGCGGGAGCTGGTGGACGACGAGCGGGTCGCCTGCATGCCGGATGCCTCCCGAACGGACGAGCGCGTAGAGCCGCGAAGCCGCGCCCGACAGATCGCCGAGGGAGCCGGACTTGACGCGGTGCCCGCGCGCTTTGAGGTCGTCGAGCACCTTGCCCACTTGGTAGCGATCGCCCGCAAACAGGCGGGCCCGTGGCGCTAGCGCCAGGCACGCGGCGACCAACTTGTCGTGGTTCGGGTTGTTGATCGCGGCGACAAGTTGGGCCTCGATCTTGCCGTCTGGCGCTTTCCATGCGGCATGAATCGCGGCGTATGACCACGAGGGTGTTCGGTCGAGGTAGAACACGACGCCCGTGCTAGGCGGCGTGACCGCGCCAGCACACCGCGCCAAGGCGGCGACGCTGAGGTAGGTGTTATCGCTGGCGACGAAGCGGTTGAGAACGAAGCGAATCGCCTCGGCTGGAGGCATTGAGCGCACTTGCTCGATCGCGGTCGCGAGGTGCGCTTTCGCGTAGCCGAATGACAGCGAGGGGTTGGCCGCGAGGATGTATTCGCCGAGCGTCTCGTCGTCGTCAGGGATGCGCGCCTCGGGCGCCTCGTAGATCGCGTGCCCGATGCGGCCCTCGTCGGCGAGCCGGTAGAGGTGCTTGAGGAGCTCCGAGTCGTCGTCGCCTGCCGTTGTGATTCCGACAACGATCGCGTTGGGACGTCGCCCGAGGCCGTTGACCATATCGACCCACAACGCGAGCGGGACGATGTGCACCTCGTCGACGATGCCGAGGGCGATCGCGAGGCCCTGGAGCGCGGCCGACTTGGCGGCCTTGATCTCGTACAGGCCGCCCGTCTTGGAGCGAATGCCTCGCGTCTCGGTGAGCGCGGTGAACTTGGACGCGAGCGACGGGTTGGGCCGAATGGCATCCATGGCGCGCTTATAGACCAACCGGGCCTGCAACGCGCTCGTCGCGATGCCGATGATGAGCGCACGCGGTTGCCACAGGAGGAACAGGAGCGCCAGCGCGGCCGCGATCTCGGTCTTGCCGTTCTGGCGGCCCATGCTCACGAGGAACTGGCGATGTCTGAGGGTGCCGTCTGGCCGCAATTCGGTGATGAGCCGGAGGAGGTTCTTTTGCCACTCGTCGAGGGTGTAGCCGAATGCTACGCGCCACACAATGTCGAGCACTCGCTCGAACTTGTCGAACACCGTGCCCGGCGAGTCGGGCAAGGGCCGCGTGACGCGCGGCGGCAGGGTGTCACTCACCGTTGCCATGCTCGCGTTCCCATTTCTCGGCGGCGGCCGTGAACAGATCGGGTTGCGACGCTCGGGCTAGCTCCTCGGCTAGCGGATCTACCCCAACGCCGCCAACCTTGGGCGCACGATTGCGCAGATCGCGAAACGTCATGGTGAACTGGCTCACTAGCGCCGCTGGCGGCAGGCCGTCGACGCTGTCGAGGTGCTTCGCGAGGGTCTTGAGAGTCATGACGCCGGGGAGATCGGTGTCGTCAAGCCAATGTGCCGCCGCGATGAATCTCTCGACGGCCTCGCTGTAGTTTTGGGCGGTGAGATCGCTCATAATGCCTGGTATCTCCAAATATTTCAGACCCGTGCGTGCAAAAGGCAGGAGGGGGCGGGGCTGGCCGGGTGCGTGCTTAAAAACCGCGCGGCTCACGTCGGGAACCAACCGGGCGCTCGGTAGTCGAGGCGCACCGGGCCCGCGCTGGCTCCCTTCTGCGAGTTGTGCTTCCGGCATCGGGTGACGAGCTCGTCGTCGGTGTACGTCTTGGCAACCGCGGCGACCGTCCACTCGCGGCCCGTCTCGGCCTCAAGACGAGCCCTGCGAACCTCGACGGCCTCAAGGTGGTCGACGGTGAGATCGTCGGTAGCGCCACAATCCACACAGGCACCGTCGCGGGCCTTGATGCGCGCTGTCGTGGCTTTCCAGGCCCGAGAGGTCAGATCACTACGGGCGCTCATGTCAGGGCCTCTCGGAGCACTCGAAGCGCCGCCCGGTGCGATGGGCGGCGGCGGTCGATGTCGCCTGAACGGAACTCAAGCTCGACGCTGTACGGCAGGCGCGTGAGCGCGACGTCGAGGTCGGGTTCGGTGATCTCGTAGGCCGATGCCTCGGTGTCCGGGATGTCCTCGGGTGCCGTGGTCACCTCGTAGGCCTGGCGGCGTGCTCGGCGGCGCAGTTCGTCGACCACGCGCGACGAGCAACGCATGCGGATGTACGCGGCGTAAGGGACGCCCTTGGACTCGTCCCACCGCTCGGCCGCTTCGACGAGGCCGAGCATCGCGGCCGATTCGAGATCGTCGTCGACGCGGCCGTTGGCGTACGTCCTGGCGACGTGGCGAGCGATGCGGAAGTCAATCCGGTCAATGTGCTCCATGGTCTAGGCCTCCGAGTGGGTAGCGGTGAGGTGGGCGAATCGGTAGAGGTCGATCTCGGCTCGCTCAAGCCACTCGACGAGGCCGGGATGCGAGGGGCAACCGTCGACCTTGACGTGAACCGTGGCCTCGCGCCAGACGGCCGCGAGACGATCGGCGAGGTTGCGCAACATGGCGGCGAGCTCCTCGTCAGGGCCCGCCTCGGTGACCACGGGCGAGGGCGCGTTTTCAGGCATGGGCAGGCTCCTCTACGGGCTTGAGGGTGATGAAATCGCCGCGCTGGCGGCAATACGGGCATCGCGGCCTCGATGTGCCGGTGCGTTTGTCGTGGTACATGAGCGCGATCTCGTCGTGGATGCACTCACGATCGGGCCGCGAGATCTCCACAATCTCGGCGTCGCCCTGGTTACTTAAGTAAGTAACTTGATCTATAGGGTTATTAATTACCTCTTGTCGGACACCAGGTGTCACCCCTAGAGGCCGTTTCGTGTCACCCCTAGAGGCGTTAGGGGTGACACGGATGTCACCCCTAGAGGGTGAGTTATCCACAGGCCCGGGCACCTCCTGGGGTGTCACGGATGTCACCCCTAGATCGGGGTCGTCGAGCTCCCCAATGGGCCGGTGACAGAGGTTCCACACAACGGGCCGCTTGTTCGCCGGGATGTGCGCAACGAAGCGCTGATCGCCGCGCACAATGAGCCCTGCGGCCTCAAGTTGGGCCAGGTGGCGTCGGATGGTGCGCTCATTGAGGCCGCGCATCTTCGCCATGGTGGAGACGCTGTAGAACGCATTCCGGCCGCGCTCGTCGGCGCGGTTGGCGAGCAGGCACAGGGTGACGTGCGCGGCGTCACAGACGCCCTCAAGACGCTCGGGTTTGAGCGTCACCGCCCACAAAGTCGACTGCCAACTCATGCGAGTGCTCCCCACGGCTCAGAGCGCCAGCCGGTCGCGTCAGGACGGGCGATCGAGGCCGTCACCTCGTAGGCGTCGCCCGTGAGGTAGTCGAGTGCGCCAACGTGGCGGGCGTAGGCGTTGAGGAACGCATCGAACGCCGTAATGCGCACTCGCCAGGCCGTACGCGCCTTCGCGACGAAGTGCTCGACGGTGGCGATCTTGGAGTCACGTCGATCGCGGATTAGTTCGCCGTCGCGACACCGGTAGAACTGGCCGAGATCGGCGAGCCATATGAGGGCCGTCTCGCCCGCGCTGACCATGGGGCGACAGGCCGGGCCGAGGCCTCGCCACGGCTCGGGCGCATGCCATGCGTCCGTGTGCGGCGAGATCTTGAGGCCGCACGTCGAGCACCTCGGCGACTCGAACAGGTCGAACAGGTCTTGCGTTTCAGTCATTGCGCCCCGCCGTGATCGCGTGGCGAATTGCGAGGGCCGC